AGCCGCGTCAGGATCTTGCTCCCAAAGCGCACGAGCATTCTCTGCTCGACCTTGATAAGGAGTCATCGCCTGATTCATCTGCATCATGAAGTCTTCATACTGAGGAGCTCCGGCCTGTGGAGCTTGGGTCAACCCAAGAGAGGCGAGAGTGGACTGCTCCACTTCGCCTTGTTTCCCTTTTACGTATTTATCTGCGAGTCTATTGAATAATGGACGGCGGATCTGTTTAGTTACACCAGCTCCGATTCCGGAGCCGAGTCCTTGGCCAAAGCCGCCGAATACATTTCCGGGACCGCCTTGCATAAGTTGTGATAACGATGGCATACTAATTCCTTACTTAAATAGACCGGCAGCCCAGTCCTCTTGCGGAGGAGGAGTCGTGTTAGATCCAGTGAACATTCCCCCTACTAGATCTCCAAGCCCCGGAGCCGCAGCTTTCCCTAGCCCGGACAGAAGTCCTTGCGTGAATCCTCCACGCATTTCACCTGCACGTATATTCCCGAGCCCTGCAGCCGGGTCAACCGTCTGAGTGTAGGTAGGGAGTCGAGCGTTGGCTGAGTTCATTACACCTTGTTGTAGAGCTTGTCCTTGTCCGGACAACCCTTGAAGACCTAATTGAGCTACGTTCTGTGCTTGGTTGTATTGCTGTTGACCTTGCGCCACTTGATTGAGATAATTCTGCTGTGCTTGTTGCGCACCATAGCCACGATCTCTTTCCATAGCCGCATAGGCATTTCCATATCCTTGAGCGCCAATCTGTTGTGCTCTGTCTGCGATAGCCTTCGCAGCTGCACCACTCATCAGATTTCCTCTAGCCGCGGCTGAGGATTCAAGCTGTCTTCTCGCCTGATCTTGCTGATAAGCAATAGAAGGGTCTAAGTAATCAGATACTTGACCTTGAAATTGATAAGCGTTTGGAGTCACGGAATAGTCCTGAGACATTCCTTGAGCGCCCAATGATGCGAGGTTCGCATAAGGGGCGTACGTATTGGCGACAAACTCGCCTGTGTCTGTAAATTCTTTGCCGATCCCAGCCGCACGACCTCGTGCTGCTTCTAGCTCTGCTCGTTGAGCAGCTTCTTGCTGTTGAACTCCTCGGCGGTAGCCTGCCATCCCCGTAGGGTCTCTAAGCCAGTCCATCATACATTCCTCCTTGGGTCGGTTGTCTTAGTCATAACTGAACCCTGCACAATAATCCGACCATTCGAGTTCAAGTTTGGTAATTCTATCGTTCTTTCGTTGCAGTACGCTCCACCAACTAGGGTTGAGTCGTCCCACACCTCTAACATTCCCGGCCTCATCGTGAGGTCCGCTTGTCCTGGTAGTGCGTTGAGTAATATCTGACTCCCACTGAACGTAATTGGCGATTCCCAAACAAACAGGAAACTTAATTCCCGCCCTTTATAATTTAGGTATTCTACGTCTGGTTGGGGATCAATATTTACTTTTTCTAGCTGACGTTTCTCTTGCCCCCAGCGCCCTGCGAGGGAGTTTCCGATCTCGGAAAACCACTGAACCCATCCTCGCTCATCAGCGAGGGGCTTCATGATCGGGGCCGGTCCAAGTAAACTCATGGCTGCATCCCCGCTTTAGCACTAATTCGTGCGCCGAGGATATGCCATTTCACAGGAGCAGACATGGAAATCTCATAGACGCGCTCTCTAGATCTTCCGAGTCTACGGAAGGCTGCGCGTGCGAGATATTGTCCGACCTTGCCCACAGATGTTTTGCGTTGGCTTGACCATGTATGTCCGCCGTCATCTGAGTAGCGCATCATCAGCTCAGGATTCACAGCTTCACCTGTTTGAACTCCTGAGAGATACGGCTCACCTCTTTGGCGGCCTACGCCGGTTTCCATATCCACGGTGAAGCGCGTATGGAATAACTGCGAGAGGTTTTGAAATGTAATCGGTCCACGTTGAAGTCGGACGATAGGTCGTCCGTCCCACTCAGTGTACTTGTCTAGGTCTAGCTCAAGTAGTCTCGCATTCTTCAAGCCGCCACAAAGGACGCGAGAGAATGCAAATGTCGTGTAGAGAACTTCCCAGAAGTTCTCTTGGTTAATCGCTTGATCTCGGCTCGAACGCTCATGCCATTGCTGACTTGTGAGGTCGTACACAAAAGATCTATTGCCTGTAATCAGAGTCAGCACGTAGAAGGTGTGTCCTTCTTGCTGATACGAGAAACCTCTCGCGTCGGATGTCAAACCGCCAATACTATTCAAGGCATACTCAATCGCATGAGTGGAGACTCTCTGAGCATTATAGCCGTTTGACATGAAGACTACATTCTGCCCTGCTGTTGAGCTCCCTAGCCAAAATACTTGACCGGAGATGGAGGAAATGGAATCTGCTGCGCCGCAGCCAATCTCTGTACTAGACCCGCCAATCTTGGCGAATGGGAGATCAGGGTTCGCGTCAGCTCTCCACACCTCATAAGATCTTGGCCCGAAGAACCAAATCTCCCCTTCTCGGACTTCTGCTCCGATAATGGGATCTGCTGAGGATTCAGCAGAGGCGTAGTTAAGTACAGGCCAATCGTTTGCATCGAGTAGCTCTGTGAAGTAAAATCTGTTCTTAGTGTTCACGTCATCATCTGGAACCGGTTCGGTTCCGTTGTTGATGCACACGATTCGGCTATTAGAGAATAACACCTTAGTGGGTTTGGTGAACGGGAGTGTTGGGGTGAGGACGGTTCCGTCCGCTAGGTTCACAGTCCAAAGCGTCAATCCATCGCAGAATACGAGATGTCTGCCATCGTCTGTGAATGAAACCTCGGAGGTTTCTAGTCCAATGCTCGTCACTTGGAGCCAAGTGCCGTCTTCTAAGATCTCTAGAACCTCTCCCTCAAAACAAGTAAAGACTCGTCCGGTGGAGGTGGTGTATAAGCCTCGACAGCTCGCATTCTCAGAAACTACTGAGATCGGAGATTCGCCTGTAGCGACGACTTCGCCGCCTAAGTTAGCGACTGACGAGGTGTTGTTAAATGTCTGATAGGTGAATTGAGAGGCAGTGATAACTTCTATCACCACGACTTCAAGCTCGTCATAGTCTGACGTGCCTTCAATGTTTATCACAGAGCCGGGAATGAAGTTATTATCCTCAGTTGTGGTGACTGTCACCACGTTGGGGGTTGCTCCACTACCTTGAATCGCCAGGATCGTCACGGGGTCCATTTCACGTTTAGTGAAAGTGGTTGTGCCTGGCGTGCCGATCAGCTCAGTAGGGAATTTACCTTCGCCTTCTGTGCTTTGTGGATAACAGTTTAACGTCCTACGGCTCGAAGAGTTTGGGCTCCGAGCTTGATAGGTTTGGGCGATCCAGTCTTGGACAAGAACTCTGGCCATTTCTGCTCCTAAATATATACGTCAGTAGTGATGTCCCAATAGCCTGAGCCACGTGGAGTGCCATCGTGAGACATTCTTCTCGAACGATTATTCAATCGCTTCACACGAGCGAGCCTCTCTTTGGCTGTCTTCTCTAACTGTGGGATCATTTCCGTGTTCCCGTAGTCAGCAGCAAGTATGACGGCTAACTCAGCCACTAGAGCTGGATAGTATCCGGCAGGGAGGCTGATCGTGTCATTTAAAGTCTTGGCGCTCACGACATTCTGAGATGTTATGAAAAACGGAAAAGCATCCGTAGCAGGGAAAATCTCTATCTCTGCGATTGGGTATGTCGTATGCACTGTATAATAGATCGGAATGCCGCCTGTCATAGCAGAGGCGTTCCTAAAATTGGAGGTCGCCACGTCATTAGGCGCTACGTAGTCTAGAGGGAAATATCTGCCGTCCTTGTTGATCGCAACAGAGATCACTCGATTGGGTCTCGCTGCGTCTACATCGACAGAGCCTTCTGTCGCAGGACCGATCTTGATCTTGCCTGGCTCTAGAGTGGGAGTGGAAACGGTGTATTCCTCATTCACATAAGGGAATAAGGCATCGATGTTCCATCCATCAATAATATCATTTAGTTCTTGTAAGGCATCGCTCGCTTCTAGAGATTCTAGAGCCTCGATGGCTTCAATAACGCCCGCTTTCTTAGCGGCTTGTTGGATTAGATCTCTAGCAGTTTTCATTGCTATTCCTTACGCATCATTACTGTTTTGGGTAGGCGCTTTGGCCGTGTGCTTCATTAACATATAAACTCCATAAAAGAAGGAGCCCCGAAGGGCTCCGTTAGGTTAGTAACCTTTTACTACAACTGCGCCGTACTCAGGACGGATCACTTTAGTACCGTAAAGTACGTCAAAGCGAACTGGGAAGTCCGAAGTTTGGATGTTATAGTCACGTACTAGACGCATTGAGTTGAAGGTCAGCAGATGCGAAAGTCATGAAGTCTTTGTGGAACACAAGTGACTTTTGTAGATCAGCAGTGATCGCATCAGCAGTCACAGGAGCATCAGAGATGTTCTGGCGAGCCGCGTCAGCAGCAGATACGATTGGAGCAGCGATTGGAACAACCACGTCACCCGCGCCTGCGATAACTACGTCAGCTTGAGCAGTTACATAAACCTTTTGACCTACGAATTTCTTCTTAGTCTCCGGCTGAACAGCAAAAGCGTCTGAACCCGCGTTGTTTAGCTCGAACTGAGTGCCTTTAGGAATCGTACCAGCGCCAGTAGCAGTGATAGTCATTGTTGCACCCGCAGCAGAACCTACATTTGGGTCTCCGTCAGAGAAACTTACAATCGCAAATGATGCTTCTGGAGAAGTCTCAGTTGTTGGGATGTAAGATGACTGATAGAAGTCAGCACCAGCTGTGCGACCCATCATACCTTCGCGGTATTGGCTAGAGATCTCAGAAGAATCTTGGAAAAGACCTTTTAGAGTATCAACTAGGTCAACTTGCATCAACGTGTCGATAAGAACACAACGGTTGTTGTCGCGAGGAGTAGTTAAGTTATCAAGATACGCTTGTGCGATCAAGATTGATTTCCAAAGATCAGCCGCAGAACCTGCTGAAACAACTGATTGACCAGATGCAGTACGTAGAACGTCTTGCTCAATGTCAGCAGCGATGCGAGACATAGCTGGCTCGATGATGCGTTTTGAGAAGTCGTCTAACTCTAATGTCAAGTCTAGGTCTGTGAACTCAAGGTCAACACCAACGATGTCTTGAACTGTAAGAGGTACAGTCTGTTCAACGTAGTCTTGAACTGGAGAGTCCATCACGATACCGCGACGTACTTTGAATTGAGCAGGCTTACGAATACGTAAGGTATCGCCAATTTTAGCACCAGTAGATGCAAATGATGAATCGTATTGCTTGTTGATCGAGCCTACGAATGTGAGTTTCTCGTGAAGGACGCGTAGCGACTCACGTGTGATTTGATCTGGGGTCAAAATAGAATTTGCCATGTGATCTTTCCTTTTTTACGTGGGGCGCTTTGGCCCCGATTTAGCGTTTTCGAACTTGTTTGCGCCTGGCTTTCATCCATTCCTCGGTAGAGAGGTTTTCCATGGAAGCAGGTGCGCCAGCTCTCCCGCCGCTAGACTTTGGAGTAGGGGCCGCTTGTGTCACAGGCTTGGCGGTTCCGACGGTTTTAACACCCATCTTCAATTCCATCTCAAGCTGCATCAGCTTACGATCTCTAGACCTCTGGTCCATATAGTTGAGCTGTTGAGCCTCCATGGGGTTTTTCGCGAGGTAATAAGCCATCTGCGGACCTTGATCCGACTCACTAATCACCTGTAATGCGTCCACCGGCATTGGAATATCAACACTCCCAACTACGTCGAGTAGATCTGGGATTTCCTCAGTAACTGAACTGACTCGCTCATTCCACATCTCAGCTTGCACAGAGGCTTGCTGTTGTTTGATCTGTTCCGCTTGTTGTGTGAACTGCTGTTCCTGCAAGCGGCTGTCTAACTGTGAATTGACCTTGTAATCAATAAAGTCTTCTTCGGAAGCGAAGTCTTCGCGAGTCTTCGGCGCTTGACTAGCAAGTTTGCTTTCTAACTCTTGTTTCTGTCGCTCTAAGGCTGCGATCTTATCGGCTTGCTCATACTTCTTTGCAGTCAGTTTCGCTAGTCGCTTCTCGATGCCTTTTGGTAGCTCTGCCTTTTCACCCTCTGATTCTTGAGTCTCCGATGCCTCGGTAGTCCCAGCTTCTGCGGGTTCTAAGTTTCCCTCGGGTTCCGGGGTTGAAGTCGGTTCCTGTGCTAAGGGTTGTTCTGTGGGTTCTGCCTGTACGGCAGGCTCAACTAAATCGAGGGATTGTTCATTGTCCATCCGAGCCTCTTCTCGTTAAATATCCTCAGTTTGATCCCTGAGTAGGATACCCGCTTTTAGGTGCGGGCTACCTTAAATCTATCTTATTTATCCACAATCTGTCAACATTTTATTCACAATCTATTTACCTAGCGTTTTGTCGATACTCGCTGAAACCTCAGCGGTGTCGGCTTTATCCGTAGATAATGGACCTGCGACTGGAGGAACGTAGTCCTCAGCCGTGAAATTGGCTGTCAGATCAATGTCGGCTTTCTGCTCTGCTTTCAGAACATCTCCGGCTAGGGATCGCATATCAGATTCAGCATCCGCCTCTATCTTGAGGGCTGCTCTCTCGTCTTCTCCGACTTGTTTCATTCGTTCACGAGCGAGAGCGCCTTCCTCTTTGATGAGAGTTTTAGCCATATCCGCTTGGCGATCTTTATCGTCTGCAATGATTCTAGCTTGAAGCTGCTTGATGATGCCTTCCATTTTGCCCATAGTGTCTTGCTGCTGAGCCATTTGAGCTTGTGCGCCTTGAAGTTGCTGTTCGAGTTCTTCCTTCGTCGGTCCTTCACCTTCGTCTAGAAGTGCTTGAATATCCGGCAGCTTACGTAGTCGCTCAGCAATCTCTATTGAGCCTGGAGCGTCCATGTTCTCTACTAGGATGTCAGCCATCACGCCCATTTTCTCTGGCATGATTTGACCCATCTGCATGATAGCGTTGATACTCTCGCGTCTGCGAGATTCATAAGCCGGGCCTGCAGTTGTCTCAATCGAAGCATTCTTCAATACTTTCGGCGTTAAGATCTCAGATAGGGTGGTTTCGACGTATTTAGTCTGACCTTGAGCGTCACGAACTCCCACCATACGTGGAGTATCGCCGACCCAGGCGAGTAAATACAACATCACACGCCCTACTTGAGCGATCGATTGTTCGAGATTTTGAAGATAGTGGGCAGTGGGAAGCTCTCCTTGGTTGGCGCGTAATAGCGCAGCCTTGCCACTTTCGTTGGCAGCTTCCACTTGACCTAACATATTATCAAAAATACCGATCTCACGACCCATGTCTTCTTGTGCTTTTTGGCGAGAAGCCATTAAGCCGCCCGTTTGGGCTTGATTATCTGCCCGCATCGGAGGAGGGACCATCTGTCCGCCCAACGCATCTGGCTTATAAGTCAAAGCAGACGTTGCAATGCGGTTGGCGTTTAGCCAATCTTCTTCATAGCCCTCAATCTGTCCTTCGGCAATCACCCAAGGCGATTTCGGAGCTAAACTTGCTAATTCTAGCTCGTTTGAGCCATAATAGTTCACCATTCGCTGTGAATCTTTGATCCAGTGCACGATCCCCGCCAAATGAACGTCAGAATAGTTATCTAACATCAAATGATCGCCGTAAACCGGCACTAATGGGATGAATGGGATAGGGATTAAGGCTTCTTCAATCTTTTTATTACCTATATAGCGAATCGCACGCACTTGTTTCTTCTCAATCGTGCGGGCTTTCACGTATGGCTTGTTTGGATTAGGTTGTCCGTCAGTAGTTGTGCCGTTTTCGTACCAATATCGCTGAATCTTCTCAGATTCTAGCTCATAATAGGTGAAATCTGCGACAGAATCCTCTGGAACTGTCCAATGTTCGAAAATATCCACACCGCCGAGCCCTTGACCTACGGCATCCTCGCCGTATTGTTCTACGGCGGCTTCTTGATCTATATATTCGATGAAAGCGCCAAACTCTGCGTCGGATCCATCGGCTCGCTTGGAGTATGGATCAAGCCAACAGCTCATCGGATTTCTCACGATGTCCACTGTGACTTTCTGCTCTAGAGAATCGTCATCAATGTAGTCAGTACCGAGACGATACCAGCCGAGTCCGGCTGTTACGGCGTTCTCATACGCCACGTCTGTGACTTCCTTCATTCTGGACTCAACTTCTACTTGTCGGATAATCCCAGACAAGAGATCTGTCAATTCTTTGTTGTCGGTCCCGACATTCACGCCAATAGGGTTCATCCGAACCGGATTCACCACTCGGTTAATGTAGGACTTCGTGAGATTGAGAACTACGGTGGGCCGTCCGTCTTTTTGACGTTCGGCTCGAACATTTGTTTGCCACTGATCTCCAGAGGCAAACTCCAGTTGATCCTTCACGTAGTCATACGTTTTGTTGTGGTACTCGTTCATCCGTTGCATCCGATCTTGGATGCGCTGTCTCTGTTTAATTTCTTTTTGTGTTACTCTGGCCATAGCTAACCTGCAAATACTTTCCCTAGACCTCTAAATCTAGTTAAACTTCTAATCTTCTTCTGAACTTCCCTGCTTTTAGCATGGACCCCAAAAGTCATAGACAGTGCATCGCCGAAATCCGGCGAAGGTTTTCCTTTTCGTCTCAATTGGTCCTTGGATTCAAGGGCCATCCGGCCTTTAGCATCAGCAATGTAGATCACATTGGCCAATTCCATCACCTTGTTACCTGTTGGCAGCGAGCCTGCTTCACGTATCCAATCTCTCATGGATACCCAGGTCTCTGTTCTTAAATTAGAATATTTATCGCCACGTTTAGCAGCAAAACTACCATTAAATTCTACGATCTTACAGACTCCGACTAATTTCTCTTTGAGTTCATCGACCATCCCGGCTCCAATCCCCACGCCGTCAATGACGAGATATTGAGGTCCGGTCTCCATCACCCACTCGATTACTTTTCGTTTGAGATCGGTTAATGTGGAGTTGGCGACGTATTTCAAGAACGGGATATTATTCCCCTCTCGAACTAGAAAGCACGAGGTGTCTTTACCAAAGCGAGCAATGTCTAGCCCGGCAATCTTTGGCTCGTCCGTATCAAATGGGATTCGGTCAATCGCTGCCCGTAGTTCGGCTAGACTGATTAACTGATCGTCTAGCTCCATGTCTACGAATGAGCCTTCCAGCTCCTGAGCAGCGAACGCTCCTTCGTATTCTTCCATCAATTGTTGGATATATTCTTTGCCGAGGAATGGATTATCCCATGTAGCGGCTTGGATGTAATGCGTTGTAGCTCGTTGGCACATATCAAACACCCAATTGTCTCGTCCACGGGGAGTCGTGGTGATGAAGATTTGGTAGGGGAGTTTGTTTCGACGTAGGCGACCTGCCACGACCTCGAAACAGTACTTATCAAAAAGAGCCGCTTCGTCTAGGATAGCACAGTCGGCTGTCACACCACGAAGCGACTCGATTGAGTCAGAGGAGAAACCCCATACAATCCCGCCAGTGGCGGGGACTTCTATACGCATTTCTTGTTTGTTGTATTTAAATTCTAGGCCGTGGTATCTCAGTCGCTCTTGGATTTCGTGCATCAATACAATGCTCAGCTGTTTATACGACTGAGACATAGCAATGACATGACCGCCGTTTGCTAATAGTTGGGCGGCCTTCTCACTGGCGATGAATGTCTTCCCGAATCCAATCCCACAGACGAGTGAAACCACTCGACTATCGGATTGCAAGAACTCTTGCTGTTTTTCACTGACCTGAAGTTTTGGCATTAAATCCCTAGACTATTCATTCCTGGATTGTTCATTAAATCTGTTTGCTGTCCGCCCATTGGGTCCATCTGACCCATCATAGGATCTTGAGCTGGAGGCATTCCTGGCTGCGGGGCTCCCATTGGCGGCTGACCTAACATTTCCGGCGGCATCATAGTTGGGTCCATCATCTGACCCATCATTGGGCCGGACATTCCCATCCCCATTGCCATGGGATCGCCTAACATATTCAGATTAGCGCCTTGAGCTTGTTGCTCCACGTCACGCAATCTTTGCGTATAGGGATTAATATCTACTGTGGGGCGAGATCGCCGAGAGAATAATTATCCATCTTCTAACCTTTTGTTATGTTCGACAATCTCAGCCTCCATCGCTTCTTTGACTTCCTGCTGTTTGTCTGATGCTACTGTCTCATAACTAAAATTTACATTAATATCTCGGGTTTCTTTATGTTCGGTCTTGACTTTATCTCCATAGCCTCTTTTTTCACCGCGCTTGTCTAGCGCGTACTTGATGGCTCCGAAGTGTCTATCCTCGATCAAATCGTACAGCCCTTGCTGGGCTACGTCGATCATCGCGTCCTCGATCATCTGAATCTGAGACCGGAACTCTGGATATTCTTCCAGATGATAATAATACGTTCGGGTGTTCACCCCGACTCGTTTGCAGGACTCAATGACATTGCCTCTTGTCTCAGCCATAGCATTTGCTAGAGCTCGGCGTGTCTTTACGCCGTTCTTCCAATTCTTCGGCAGCGCTTTGGTGCGCTTTTCATAGACACGGACTCCCGTGGCTTTGTCCTCATCTATTAGCGTGAGCTTTCTACGCTTTGGCATCATTTCTCCCAAATTGTGATTTCTGTTCTACCCATCTCTGACTCGAATGAGTCCGTCGAATGTCTTGGCAAAACTTGCCAATGATCCCCGACGATGACTTCTGCTTTCTGCAGCATATCTAAACAACTCGTGACACAATTATCTGTATCGAGTTGAGACTGAGTGTCTATGTAGAAATGTAAAGTCATGTACTCTATCTTTCCTATTGTTGGGCCTTCCCAACACTGTGCAATCTCTGCACAAGCCATTGCTTCCCACGTCAAGTAGTTGACGCTTGGCAGCGACTTGTTCCCGTAGTTTCTTCTACGGTTCTTCTTAGCTACTGGGATTCCAGGCAAAGTGAAACTCACTTTACGCCCACTATACCTAATCTCAGTTGAGATTATTTCAAGTCTGTCATTCCCCAATATTTGAGATCTCCATTAGCCGCGGCTTCTCGGTCAGAGACGTAAGCCTCTTCCATATACATATTCATAATACCGCGGAACACCGCGGCTTTACTCCAGCCAAGTCTCTTGGCTTCTTTCTTCAAGAATCTCTCATGCGCAACGTCTATCCGGACGGATAGAATCTTGCGCTTCTCACGAATGATCGAGATAATCTCATCATCGGGAGTGATGCTAAGTAGCATCTGGTCATACGACCTCGGATTCTGAATCTTCTTTAGCTGCCTCATATTAGCTCCTAAACGTCATACACTCTTAAATATAAAGCGACCTCGCTTTATTGTCAAGGACTTTGACAATTGCCCCAGGATTGGGGATAGGGGCGGATGCCCCCATTACCCGCAAATGCGGGGATTAGGGTGGTTTGGGAATCCGTGGATTAACAGACTTGTAAGTCGGGATTAAATATCTCCCGTCTAGGGAGTTGGGTACTCTTAGCCCGTCCCCTCCCAATAGCAAAGAGAAGGTATACCCCCTACTGCCCAAGTGGGCAGATGTGAATAACTTGTGAATAGGGTGTGAATAGGTTGTGAACTTCTACATAATGGATATTATGTAAACTAAAAGTTATCCACATC